CGTCCTCGTCCTGCCATGTTTCCCAGTCACGATCACGGGTGTCGCCAGCGGCCCGAACATCTTCCGGTCAGGCCGTAAAAAGTGGGTGCTGCTCGACGAGGCCCATTTCTTCCCGTCGAATTCAGACTATCTCGCCCGCGACTCGCTGGTTGGTGTGACTCACTGCCGCGTCATGATCTCCACACTGAACCGCGCTCGAGGCCAGGCTGGTGCCTTCTGGGACGCATGGCAGGACGAGGACGCTCACCGCCTGCTGCTGATCATCGACTGGAAGGACGACCCGCTCAAGCGCCGGGGCCTTTATACCTCGACCGATAACGAGCTAGAAATCCTCGACAAGGAGTTCTGGGCCCCGTACTTCATCGCGCACGGTCGGTACTCCAATCCGATGAAGCCGGATGAGGAATACGAGTTCATCACGGACGAGAAGGTCCGATCACTCTACTACGACTACGAGAATCGCCGGGCCGGTGTCACTTCGCAAACTCTCGCGGCCGAACTGGACCGGGACGTCACCGGCGCGACGGCGATGCTCTGTGACGCCAAAGTCCTCAAGAAGGCCGAGCTGGATTGCATTGAGCCACTCACTCGCGGCACGCTGCTCAAGACACCAATCGAGATCGGTCCCAACGGTCGGCAGATTAAGCCAAAATACCCATGGATGGTGAACTGGGAAGTGCCTGGCGAGTGTCGTCTGTACGAGCCGCTCGACCTGTCAAAGCCGCTTCTGGGCGAATACGCGATGGGAGCCGATATCGCGGCTGGCACTGGGGGCAGTTGGTCGTCCTACTCATGCCTGGCAGTGTTCGACCGCCGAACCGGAAAGCAGGTTTTCGACTGGCGATCCAATCAGATGAATCCGATCGTTTTCGCCTCGATCGCACGCTGTATTGGTCGCATCTTCAACTCGGCGTACTTCTGCCCGGAAGTCAACGGTCCTTTGGGAACGCTCTTCCGTAACGAGCTGATGCGGCTTGGGTACACGAACATCTACCGCCAACGACGGGCTCGTCAGCCGGACGTGGAGACCCCGGATGCAGGCTACTGGAACAACGATCGCGGCGTCGAATTGATCACAACATTCGAGGCGGCCCTCAAATCCGGAGAGGCTGTCTGCCGTTCTGCCCTGTGCATCCGCGAAATGGGCCGCTACTTTTACAAGGGTGGCCAGCTGGTTCAGGCTGCCGCTCAGTCCGATGAAGACGAGGGTGCCCAGGGCCAGGCACACGGCGACATGGCGATTGCGATGTCAGCGGCCTGGTGGGCAATGAAGATGCTGCCCGAGATTCCGGAAGAGGAGAAACAGGTCGAAATTCCTCATGACAGCTTCCAGGCACGTCGCAACCGCGCTCGAGCCCGGCAGCGGAAAGAAGGCGCAAGAGCTTACTGGAACCCAAAATACAGATAGGCGGGTACGGGGCATTCGAACTCACCCGTACCCGCCATTTGAAAGCCTCAGACTCTTACTCGCATTCTGAGCCCGATCGTGGCACACAAAAACGGAAATGGCAAAAAGAATGGTCAAGTCTGATAGCGACCGAACCGATTTGCCGGATGCGAAGTTCGTCGAATACAAACGGCACCTGGTCGCTCAGCTGGAAGACAACAAAAATGAGCTGAAAGAATTGCGAGATGCGGTTCATCAGCAGGACATTCAGATTGCAGTCCTTAAGACAAAGGTTCTAATGGCCGGCGTTGCCGCCTCGGCAGTCACGTCTCTGGTCGTCGGCCTTGTTGTGGCCTTGCTTTCGAAGGCTTGAAATATGTCAGCAACTCTGGAAAAGCCGCTCACCGGCGATGACCGGATTCAACGTCTTTACGAACTTTGCGACGAAGCTGAGGGACCATTGGATGAGGTAGCCTCGACGCTTGCCGAAATGCTGACTCATGGTGTTGTCGTTATCGGAAATGAAGGCGATATTCTTCTGGTCAGCAGTGATGCAATCAGCCTGTTTGGGTACACGAAGGAAGATTTGATTGGCCAAAAGATCGAAATTCTGTTGCCTGAAGCCAAGCGAATCGGTCACGTTGCGTTGCGAAACAGGTATCTCGACAACGCCTCGATGCGTCAGATGGCGATTTGCTGCGACGTGACGGGGCGGCACAAGGATGGTCGACTCATTCCGATCACGATCGGCCTGTCTCCGATCGGCGATGGAGGCGCGTTGGCCGTGATCAGGAAAAGGCCATGATCTCGCCAGTCCAATTCCGCAAGCTGACCGAAGCCGTCAAGAGTTCGTACAGCGACCTCGACAGCTTCCGGAAGCACGAAGCCGAGGCGTTCCGGCAGTACGTCGGCCAACACTACGGAGAGAACGCATCGCCAAGGCCCATGCCCGTCAACATGATGGAGCTTGGGGTCTCGACTCTCCTGCAGCAGCTGGCCGCCAAGGAACCGCAGGCCCTGCTCCTCAGTCGGAACCCGGGACTGCAGGCCGACACGTCTGAAGCCGAACTGGCCCTCTGCCAGCAGTTCCTCAAGATGGATTTCGGCACCGAGCAGACGCAATTCGTACTCTCGGCGATCTTCTCGGTCGGCATCATGAAAGTTGGCATTGACGCGGGCTACGTCGGGGAAATCGAGGGCGAGAAGTTCACAGATACCGAGGTTTTCGCCGAGGCGATCCCATTCAGCGATTGGGTCCACGACACGACCGCGAAGAAGTGGCGGCCGTCTGAGGTTCAGTTCTGCGGCCACATGTACCGCGTTCCGCTCAAATGGGCCCAGCAGAACGAGAAGTTCGACCTCGAGGCCCGCCGCCAGCTGGGTAATGCGGACAATCACGACGCACTCGTTGACGGGCAAACGGACGAACTCGGCGACATGTCTCACGGGCACGGCTCGCCGATCGAGGCCGACTTTGTCAAGCACGTCGATCTCTGGGACATCTGGATCCCGTCCGAACGCAAGATGATCACGTACGCCAAGGATGCCCAGCGGCCGCTTCACGATCGGCACATCCGCCGCGGCACGCCGTACCACATGCTTGGCTTCAATCCGGTCCTGAAGAACATTATGCCGCTCTCACCGGTGGCAAACTGGCTCGATGCCCACGATCTCGAGAACGAACTCTTCACGAAACTCGGCGAGCAGGCGTCCCGGCAGAAGACCATCACCCTCGTCGCGATGCCGAACAAGGATGATGGCGAGGCCATTATCGACACCGAGGACGGCCAGGTACTCGCGGTCAGCCGGCCGGAAGCAGCCAAGGAAGTTCGATTCGGTGGGGCCGACAATCAGACTCTCGGGTTTGCCGGCTACATGCGCGACATGGTCAACCTGATCATGTACAACGTCGACTCGGCCGCCGGGCTCGCGCCCTCAGCTGGGACCGCCAGCCAGGAGAAGCTCATCAAGGCTTCGTCCAACATGCGGATTCAGTCGATGCAGGGACTGGTCGTCAAATCGCTCCGCGGCATCATTCGCGACATCCTCGGGTACATGTGGGAAAATCCGCTGACCCAGTTTGATATCACGCAGAAGGTGCCAGGCACGGACATCGAAGTGCCGACAACCTGGCCCCTGCAGACAGACGAGTTTGGCCAGGAAGTTGACGTCCGCGAGGGTGTTGACGTCAATCTCTGGGAGGTCGACATTGAGCCGCACTCGCTCCAGAACAAGCCACCCGACCAACGACTCGAGGAACTCCGGCAAATCTGGCGTGAAGATATCCTGCCCCTCGCGCAGGCCGGCCTTGTTCAGGCGAACCCGGAAGAGTACCTCCGGATGATCAACAAGTACGGCGACTTCCCGGAAATCGAGAAGCTCGCCATGCAGATGCCGGAGATGATGCAGCAGTTCGCACCCGACGAAAACCGGGCTCCGCGAACGCAGCACGAGTCCGTCAGAACGAACATCAATGCCGGTCCAGGCATGTCGGCACGCGGCGCCGAACGGTCGATGGTGGCCAACGCGATGGCCGGTCCGGCACCAGGTCAACAGGCAAGTTAAGGAAACCGACTTGACGGAGTTCTGAACTCCGTTTATCAAATGTGCGTCAGATACGCCACGGGAGGTCCAGTGACCACCAAGGGCTCATAACCCTCGGCAGCCGGGTGCAACTCTCCGGTCCCGTTATTTTACAATTGATTCACGCGGAACACTCAGCTGACTGATCATCGGCTGTGAGCTTCACGAACACGAAAACGGCACGTAGGCAGCCTACACCTACGTGCCGTTTTTTTATTGCGCTGCTCAGTTCCGCATCTTACACGAGATGCAAGATGGCCATTCGAGCCGCTTCCAAAAAGCTGATTCGACGCTCATCAAGGCCCGCTTTCGACAAGAAGGGCCCTGCATCCGATCTCGCTGTCGGCGTCTTCGGGCAATCTCCCGGTGGCTGGCCGATGAAGTCCGACGCAATGGGAGTCAATCCCTTGCAGATTCCAGAAGCGATGGCTGCCGACGCAGCCAAAGGGGTCCAGGTGGAATACGACCCCGAATCTGGAGAAGCCATCTACAACGATCCGGCACAGCGCAAGGCGCACTGTGAAGCGAACGGGATGGCCGATCGGAATGGTGGATACAGCGACCCACAGGTGGGTGGCAGTGCGAAATACGACTTCGGCTATGACTCAGTCGACGTTGACCCTGGGGATGAGGAGTACGCATGAAAATCACAATTGGAACCAACTGGGCCAAGCGGCGATTCACCTCGCAGAAGTTCCGCGCGCCCGATGACGAATTCGGTGGCAGTGGTGTAGCGACCGTCCCGGTCGGAGAAGGCTCGCCAGCTGACGAGGGCGCGTCTGCCTTCGATCAGGATGAGGAGTTCAACGCTCCGGCCGACGACGAGTACGGTGCGACCGATCCCGGTTGGCGCGACTGGGAGAAGATCGAAGACCGGCACGAAACGCCGGATTCTGGCGTCACTGACGAGCATTTCGCCCCGCCCGAAGAAACGCCGGCCCCCGAACCGGCACCCGTAGAGACCGATTCAGCCCACACTGAATCGCCTCAGTCGCCTCCGGAGGAGAATTCCGCGCCTTCTCCCGAGGCATCTGAACAATCGCAGCAGGAAGCCCCAGTCTTTGATCAGGCGGCGGCATTCCAGCAGCAGGAGCTCTTCCGCCGTGCATCTCAGATCGGGATGACGCAGACCGACATCGAGAAGTACGGCTCGACCGAGCAGCTCCAGGCAGCTGTCGATTACGGCGAGCGGATGTTCGATGCGTTCCTGCAGCACCAGGCGAACCTCGACCAGCAGGCAGCTGCCCAGCAAGCAGCCGCCCAACAGGCCCAGGCTCAGCCGCAGGGCCAGCAGGCTCAGGCTCAGCAGTTCCAGATTCCGAGCCGCGAGAAATTCGAAAAAGAAATCCAGCAGATGCGGGACGAGGGGGTTCATGAAACCCTCATCAATGACCGCATCCAGCAGCGAGGCATCCTTGAGCACCAGATGGCTCAGGCTGAGGCTCAGCGTCAGTACAACGATCAGCTCGCTGCCTACATTCAGAATCAGCGGGAAGATCACCAGCGTCAGGTCAACGCGAACAATGCCCGTACGAACCTCGCGTGGTTCGATCAGCAGATGAAGACCGTTCCGGATGCATATCGGGACGTTCTTGGCAAAGACCCAATGACGTTCGGCATGAATCAGCTCAGTCCCGAGTTCAAGGCTCGGAACAAGCTGATGATCCGGATCCAGAACGAACAGGAAAACTGGCAGGTCTTCGGGCACTCAGGCCCGGACGACCCGGGAATTTTCAATAAGGCCCTGCTCGCCGAATTCGGCACCAGGGGCAGAACACAAGCCGTCAACGAAGTCAAAGAGGCTTTGCGGAAGAACGAGAATCAGGTGGTCTCACGACCAACTCAATCGGAATCCGGAAAGCTGAGTCGCCGTGAACAGGCCCTCGAGAACGCAGAGAACCACCCCTACTGGGGAACTCTCGATGGCGACATGGATGACGACCCTGAATTCTGAGCCGGCGTCATCTTCATTTAACAGGAGTCACCGATGGTACAGGCCGCCAATCTTTCGGATTTTGTCCTCTCCACGCTGAAAGACCTCGGCCCGCCGAAGTTTCAGCAGATTGCACAGCCGCTGCAGTCGTACCCCGTCTTGAGTCAGTGGCTCAAGAAGAAGAAGGTGAAGTTCGGTTCCGGTAACGGAATCCAGCGGAACCTGATGACTCAGATTTCCAACCAGGCTGGCCACGTCGGACTGCTTGACGAGGACAGCTACGACATCCCGGACCTCATGGTTCAGATGAGCATTCCGTGGCGGCACGCACAGAGCCGCTGGGGCTTCATCTACCAGACCGACGTCCTCATGAACCGGGGCAAGTCGCTGATCTTCAATGTCGTCGAGCCGCGGCGTGCCGACGCGCTGATCTCGCTGGCGAAAGTCATCGAAGCTGGCGCCTGGACGGCGCCAGCTGTTGCCGACGTCAACGATCCTTACGGCGTTCCGTACTGGATCGTTTACAACTCGACGGACGGGTTCACGGGCGGCACGCCGTCTGACCACACGACCGTTGCTGGCGTCAATCTCGACGACAACCCGAACTTCAAGAACTACTCGTACACGTACACGGATGTGTCGAAGAGCGACCTCATCCGAAACATGCGAACGGTTCACCGGAAGATCGACTGGCGTTCGCCAATCTCGATCGATGACTACCGCAAGGGCACGGGCCGTGACTTGCAGCTCTACACCAACGAAAGCCGGATCCTCGATCTGGAAGAAATCGGTGAGGCTCAGAACGAAAACCTCGGCCGCGACCTCGCATCTGTCGAAGCCGGCACCGGCCAGACCAAGGGCGATGCAAGCCTCGGTCACGTCGACATGCAGCTCGTCTTCCGCCGGCACCCGATTCTCTGGGTTCCGCACATGGACGACACCTCGGTCTTCACGACGCCGGCCAACCCGGTCTACATGATCGACCACCGCACGTTCTACCCGGTCTGCCTCCGCGGCGATTACCTCCGCGAGTCGGAAGTCGAAAAGGTGCCCAACCAGCACAACTTGTACCGGGTCTTCTTGGACCTGTCGTACAACTTCATCAACATCGATCGTCGCCGAAACGCGGTCCTCGCAACCGGTTCCTGATCGTTCCTGAGTCTTGTCGCGGGGCCGGAATCGACCGGCCCCGCTTTACCCAATTTACGGCCGGCAAATCCATCAGCTGTTGAGTCGGCCAGCTGTCAGTATGGAAGGTTTTCAGATGGATCCTCTTTTTCGCGACCTCGAACAGGCTATCTCGTACAGCGGCGACCAGACCGGCATCGGCCCGTCGTACAACATCTGGAAGAAGTTTCGACGTCGAAATGACGTCATTCTGAGCCAGCAGAACTTCCTGACGAATGCTCCGACTTTTGCCTCAACTGTCGTGCAGCAGGGGATGGTCACTTACCAGGACATCGGCGTCACGATTCAGCCGAGCGTCACACGGCTCGAGGGTCTCGAGTTCGCTGGTAACGACGCAGACAACGACGAAGGCTCGATTGGCGGCAAGACCGAATCGCCGTTCGTCATCAGCGATACGGCTGCCGAGAACAAGATGCTTGCTTTCGAGTGCCGTATCAAGAAGGCGTCTGTGGCTGACAACGGCTTGGCATTCTTCGCTGGCCTGATGGAGCCGGGCAAAGTCGCGGCCAATGCGTTGGTCGACAACACCGGTGCCGTGGTCGATGCCGACTACATTGGGTTCAGCAATCTCGCCGACGACGGCGACTCGCTCGACGCTGTTTACAAGAAGGCGAGCCAGACGGCTCAGGATGTCGAGGCCGGCTGTCATACGCTTGTGGCCGACACGTTCGTCAAGCTCGGGTTCCTGTACGACCCGGACGAAGATGATGA